TTAATTTTTTATCTCCTGTATATCCTAACAAATACATATTTAATGCTAACGGATTAGGTATTGTTGAAATATTACCTACTCTTTTTACTTCTCCATCGATAACTTCTAATTGTCCGTTTTCCTCTAATTGTTCATCTTGAACAATGTATGCTTTTGCTACATTACCATATTTTTGTGGTAGTGAATAAACTCTCGTGATGTAGTCTGCTCTTGTTACTGCTCTGTTTTGTGCATTAAAGTATGCTGCAGCATTTTCTTTTATTTCTGTTAATGTTTCTTGACTTGCACCACCTGATGAAGGTTCTTCGTTAAATACTGCTAATGTTGCATTTGATGTATTTTGTGTGTCACTATTTAAACCTGTCGTACTATTAGTATATGTTTTTCTATTAAATCTATTGATAGCATTAGAAGGAACATTGTCCTCAACTGAACCACCAAAATTATAAACTACAGTGAGTGTTGTGTTACTTGGTGCTAATCCAAATGTTTGTGTTTTTAAGAAATTAGTTGGGTCATAGGATTCATCTAATCTTGATATACCTGTTCCTAATGATGAACCAACATTGTCTGGACTTGGTATCAACTCTTCATCAGGGTCTGAACTAATTCCACTACCAAATCGTATTTCCATTTTGTTATCATCACGAACATAAGTTGTAAATCTTCTTGGTGTTTTGATTAACTTTAATAAGTAAGGAGCGTCGTTTTGGTATTGTGATAACGCTGGGTCATTGAGTATTGTATTTTCTTCTGATTCAAATACAGTATCTTGTGCTAAGAAAGGAACTTCATAGTATTTATTATTTTGACTATCCGTCACCGACACAATCTCTGTTACTTTATCATTTGATAAAACTATCTTGTCAAACTTTTTAGCTGTTGTAAATGCAAATGTTTCAGTCTTTCTTGTTCCTGATTTTGCTAATACCTTTTTAGTTAACCTATAATTCGTTGGAATATTACCTGAAGCTGGTTGTAATACTTCTACTTCCATTGGGTCTAATGAACTTGATACTTTAAAATTAACATCATCCATCAAAGTAAACTCTGTTCCGTTTGCTGACATAACAGTAGAATCAGCTGACACAATACCAGCGTAATCTAAGTCTGCTTTAAAGTTACCACCACCTAAATTTTTTGCAGGAACATCAACTTGCATTGTAAGTTTTACAGTTGATGGTGCTGCTAATTTTGGTTTATATCCATATGATTGTGCAATCGCTAATACATTTTTTCTTTCTTCTGCAAATTGTAGAAGTGTTTCTCTGAATTGATTGTCAACATAATAATTTAATACATCACCAACATAAGCTGCCATTTCAACAAACATCATACCTGGTGATGCTTCATTGAAATCATTGTATGTTGTTGGGAAATAAGTTTTTGCAAACTCAATAAGATTTTGTCTTATATCACGAAAATCTCTACCGAGATAGTTCACCTCTTTCTTTACTAATTTTTTATTTGTTCCGTAGTCTACTTGCCTCGGCATTTTTATTCTCCAATATTAAAATTAAATGTTATTGTATCAAATGAATCTGGCTCTAATGATACTGAGAAGTCTATTGATACATCAACTTGGTTACCTTGTTGAAACATATTTATTTCGTTAATGATAACATATGGTAACCAATTAGATACTGCTTCTCTAATGGCTTCATCTATATCGTTCTCAACATCAGGACCTTGATTGAAAACAACATCCATTAGTGTTGAACCAAACTCTGGTTGCATAACTCTTTCACCTAAAGAAGTTAATAGTAAATTTCTCATATTAGATTTTGCTTGGTCAAGTATAGTTTTTGTTTTGTAAAAAAACCCTTCTTGACTATGGTCTAATGGAAATCTAACTCCAATAAAGACATCTTCATTTCTATCTTTTTCTCTTACGCTTGCCATTATGGTCTAAAGTTACCATCCTTTTTCTTATTAATTGCTTTCATCAAACCAGAATAATCACGAGTCAATGCATTCTGTACATCTTCAGGAACTTGGTCTACTGATACACCTGCTTTCTTGATTGAGTCAACTGCTGCCATTTCTCTCGCTCTTTCTTTATTTTGTCCCATACCTAAATCACCATAACCTAAGACATCTGCCATATTGTCAGAACCTAATATCCCACCGCCCAATGTTGGATACTCATCAGTTTGTCCTGATGAACCCAATGGTTTGGTGTTGTTCAATACTTCATTCAACGCTTTGTCTTTTGTGTATTGTTTTTTAGATTTTTTCTTAATTACCTTTTTAGGTGTTGGTTTAGAAATCGTTTCTGATAATTTGATTTCTTCTTTATCATTAATAAATATCTCTGTCATCTGTTTTTTGACTTCTTTACGGACGACTAATTCGATTATTTTTATTAATTCATTTTTCTTCATTACTACTCCTATTTAGTTATAAATTCATTCCTTCTTTAATTAAATCTGCTATTATTCCCATTGAAGACAACTTTTGTGCGTCTTGTTCTTTTTGTTGAGAAAAAGTTAATAGTTCTCTAACTTGTGGTGAACCACCAAAGTCAAGATATCTTTTTACATCCTCAGTATCTGCACCATCTGCAATTACATCTCTGATGTCAGTTGTATCCACTGGTGGATTGTTTGGGTCTGCTTCATAAGCATCAAGTGCTTCTATAATTGTTTGTGTTGAACCACCACCATTTTGTATGACATCAAATGCTGCATTTAGTGCTGCCACCGCTACAGCTGCTGCAGCTGCCTGTGCTTGTATATTTTCTACCTTAGCTTTTGCAGCATCTACATCATCAAAGAACTCATCCCAAGCAAGCATTTGTTCAGGTGGAAGAGTTTTTAAATCATTCAATCCAAGTTCTTCGGTTAGTTCATTTAACGATACGGTTTTCCACTCTTGTTTATTCACCCAATTAAATTCAAAAAAGTCTTTTACTTTTTTTAATTGGTCTCTAAAAAATCTTAAGTCAATTAAATGACCTGAGATATTCAATGGGTTTGGTGTACCCGGTGCTATTACGGGTGGTAATATCTTTGATGCTGCTGATATTACTCCATTGTTAATATTTTCTATTGTTGGTCTCATAGCTCGTGCCATTGGTAAAATGTTCTCTGGTAATAATTGTGTATCACCATCTATATCATTTAGTTTTTTAGTTATATCTTTTTTTACTCCTGCTGATGTATCTGCTACTAATTCTTTGGTTACAATGTTAACCGCTTCATTATTGTGAATGTTTACACTCGTTCCTTTTATGTGAACATCACCTCCTGAAAATATTCCTATGTCATCTCTTTTGGCATTTATTATAATTCTATCGGAATCAAATATAATTTGTGGTTCTGTATAATCAGTATTTAATCCAACTTGTCTACCTAATGTAAAAGTTGGTTCTGAATATTGAACCTCTTCATTTGTAGTCATATACATAGATGCTTTATCAAGCGCTAAACTTTCTTCATCAACTTCTAATCCTGCTACGACTTTTACATTTGGTGATTCTTCTTGTCCATTAATTTGACTACTACCTAAATGGATAGATTGTCCAAACCTACCTTGAATAATAGTATCACCTTCTGCACCTACGAGTCTTTCTGACAAAGTGTCTTTAAAATATTCACCCGATTGATAATCAGATGGATTTCTATCACTATTCAAAACACCTATTGATTGTTGTTTAGAACTTATAGACTCAAAATCATTTACACCACTTTGATTAAATTGTTTACGATACTTAGGATTAACATTT